AGTTATTTAAAAAGCTCCTCGCCTTAGTGGATCTCATAAGAGCGTCCTCTTATTGCCAGCGACTTCCTAAGGGCGGAGGAGCATCTTTTAGCTACCGAGATAGCTAAAAGTGTAGGTTATGCGGTGGCTTGTTGCTCTTCGTACTTTTGGTGTACAGGGAAGAGGTGTTTAATGTCAGTACCAGGGGGAAAGTCCACCGATGAGAGCGATAGGGGTATGTTGCACTTTTTGCCTTGCTCGTCGAGGGTATTGGCTTCTATGTAAAAGGCGGAACGCTGTGGGCGGTAGGATTCGGAAATAATTTTTACTGCATCTGTGAAGTCAGGATTATCAAATTCTTTGGCTACACGGGTGAGTTCTAACACTCTGGAGGCTTTTAGGTTGCCTTTGGCGTCTTTCTTGAGTAGGCGGTTGATGACGGTTACGAGTTTGGCACTATCATCATCTTTAGCGAGTGAGGCGATAAAATCGCGGACTTTTTCGATGCCTGCATTTACAGTGTCATCCCAGTTGTCTATGACGCGGAATCCGTAGGTGATGGTGTTGCCGTGGGTATCGGTGAAGGTGTGGCTTTGTTGGTCGCCTTTTACTTCGTAGACTTCGTTTTTGGTGTCTAACAAGATTTTGAGGGCTTCAAAAGTATGCAATTTCACCTCTGCCATTTGCTCGGAATAGGTTTGCAGCTTACCGATGATTTGCGGAATTGCTTCATTGACGAGGGCTTTGTATGCCTCGCGGTTTTCGTTTTGTGCTTGTTCACGGCGTTGTAGTTCGGCTTTGAGTTCGTCGGCGGTGAGTTTACTTAAATCTACTGTCATAATTGATAATTGTTATTTGTTAATATCTTGTTACTTTGGCTTTGTATAGCGGGTGTGTGGTTAGTGGTTGCCATTGTTCGTTTTCGTCTTGCCACTGTAGTTCTAAGGTGTTGGTTTCGTAACGAAAAGCGGGAGGTAGCCAGCGTTTTCGCTCTATCCAATCTTGTAGCTCTTGGACTAAGGCGGGTACTTTGTCGGTTTTACCTGCTCGGAATTGGCAGGTTTGCATCCGTTGCTCGAAGGTGAGTATTTGTACGAAAGTGTCGAGCGATAGGGCTTCGGTGTATGCTAAAAATCTGCTATTCATAGTTGTTATTTTGTTACTAATTTTCCGTATTCTTTGAGATCTGACCACCATCGCACGCTATCACCGCTGATGCCTTGGGGGAGGTATCGCACGGGGCGTTTTTGTTTTTTGGCGGTTTTGAGGAGCTCTTGTGCGTGCTCTCTCATTTTGCGATTGATATACTCGTAGTCGCTTATTTCATTAGGTTCTATTCTCATCTTGTGTTCGGTTTATCTTCGGTTAGTGTTCGGTGCGAGCCGCACGGGCGGTTATTTTTTTGAGGAGTACACTGGGGTAGTAGTCTAAGATGTTGGCGGCATAGAAGCTAATGAGGTCAAGCATTTCTTCTGGGGTGTAGATGCTGATGTCTTGCCCGTAGTGTCGGTGTATGGCTTGCTCAACTATTTCGTACCATTGATCGTCGTACCAGTTCATTAGGGTGTCGTGGGTGAGGAGGGGTTTGAGGTGTAGCCCCCGCACCCCCGAAGGGGGACAAGCTAAAAGGTGGATACACCAATCTATATAGAACTCATAGCGTAGGTTTTCGTACTGCAAATAGGTGAGCCCTAATTGGTGGGCAAGGGCGTGGCGATAGGTGATTTGTTGGGGTATTGTATTCATAGGATATTTTTTTAATTGTCTACATCTCCCCAATATTCGGCGGCTTTTTTGGGGTATATTACAAAGGGTTGTCCGCCTCCGTTAAGTCTTCCTTCGGCAAAGGCTTTGTATCCTTCTACGCGTATTTTCATATCTACATCGTAACGGGCAAAGTCGGCGAGTTCGCCTTTGGGTTCTTTGCCTGTGGCTTGGCTAATGAGTATAAGTGCTTTGTTGCGCTCTTTCATTAGGCGTTTGAGTTTTTTATAATCTTCTTTATCTACACGCAGGTACTGTACGGAGTCTATGATGAGGAAATCGGGGGACTTGTGTTTGCTCATTCGTTCGATGAGTTCGGGTAGGGGTTCGTTGTCTAAAAGTAGGAACTTGCCCTCTACACCGTCCATATAGTTGCGCTCCATATTCATTTGTACGGTGTGCGATACGCCTTCTTCTAAGGAGTTGTAGGCTACTTTGCCGAACTGGGTAAGATAGCGCGCCCATTGCATTGCTAAGGACGATTTGCCGCTGGAGGAGCCTCCCCATACGATGGCTGAGAAGGCGCGGTCGGGACAGCCTACAAAGTCTTTCCATTGCCCGTCGAAGGATAGGAGTTTGAACTTTTTATTGAGTATCTGCTTGGGGGTGTATGCTTGTGCCATTTTTAGGTGTCAGTTGTTAGATGTTAGTCGTTAGTGGCTTCGAGGTGGGCGAGTTTGAGGGCGTGTACTTTGCGCTTTACACGGCGAAGGTCGCCCTCGCAATCTGCCCATACGGCTTTTATATCGGTTTTGGTAGTGATGCCATTGGCGGTACATATTTGAATGCAGTCGGCTTGGGTAATGGCGTTTACTTCTATGAAATTGCGCCCTATGCGGCTGTATATTTCTTTATAGCCTTTTTTGTTGAGCTTGAGTCCTCGTTTGATACGTTTTTCGAGGAAGTCGGTAGCGCACATTACAATACCGCAATGCTCTTCTAAGAGGTTGTAAAGAGTGATAAAGAAGTATAGTACTTGGTCGTTTACTTTGTCGAACTCGTCTAATAGAATTACTGGGGTTTCAGTAGATTTTAGCACGCGTACGGCTTCGTTTACCATTTCGTTTACAGTGAGCCCGCTACTGTCGCGCCCCATTGCTGCAAGGAGTTCGCCCATAAAGGCTTTTTTATTCCAGAACTCGTTGCATTGTACCATATAGGCGTTCGGATTTTCTTTTTCGTAAAGCTGCATTGTTTTGGTTTTTCCACTACCTGCAGGAGCGATGATAGCATATACTTGGCTGTGCTCTTGGGCATCGCTGATAAGGGCTGTAAGGGTTTGGTAAGCGGCTGTTTCTACACACACCCAGTCTTCTTTGGCGAATATTTGGGCTTTGATGAGTCGCCACATTTTATCGGCTATACTGTCCCAATTGCCTTTAAGTACTTGGGTAATAGTGGCAGCTGATACGCCTTTGAGGGCATTGGCGGCTTTGTTTTGGTTGCCTTTGCGGTTGCAAAAATCGTTGAGGGCTTGGGCGATTTGTTGTTTTTCTTGTGTATTCATTGTATCAATGTTTATTTATTAATGATTATAGTATATTGCTGATGGTTATGGGGGTGCTTTCGAGGGCTTCCCATTGCTCATCGTCCCAAATGGTATTAGATAAGGCTTTTTGGTAGCTGCCAAAGGTGTCGGCAGTGGTAAGTTTTCTGTTTTTTCTACGACTTTCTACTCCTTTGACGGCGGGGAGGCTTAACCCTTGTTGGTGAGCACTCATACCGAATTTTTCTAACAACTCTTCGGTAGTGTCGCGACGGCTGATGCGTTTCTCATCGGTGAGGCTTTGTACTTGTTTGAAGTATGCCGCTTCAAAGTCGTCTTGCTCTTGTATATTGCGGTGTACTTCTTTCTTAATTTCGGCACCTGTTACCATTTTAAGCCCTAATGGGGTGTCTTCGTAAAGGTATATAAGGTCTACATTGTCGGGGTCAAACTTCACTACGAATTTTTTGCCTATATTCTTTTCTAACCAATCGACATCAGGCAAGCCGTCTGAACGGTAGACCATATAGCTGTATTTTTGTTTCTTTTCGGTGAAGCTAATACCCGAAGCATCGCAAGTGATGGGCTCTTTGCGGGTAACCCAAAAGAGGGAAATCATATCCCACATTTCTACTTTTTTAGTATCGGGGTTATAGCTTTCGTAGTACATTTGTATGCGTGGTTTGCCTGTTTTGGGGTGTGGGGCTTCGTTCCACTCACGCCTGCGTTGCAAGTAACGTTCTTTTACCTCATTGAGTGTGGGGAGGCTTTTTTGGTTGGCAAGTATGTATTCCATATTGGCTTTACTCTCGTCTTTTTTGGTAGTGATATTCATACCCGAAAAGAACCAATCACGCTTTAGGTACTGACTTTGCAACCTGCCGAATACGCTCTCAATAGTTTTTGACTTACCATTGTAAGGCTTAGTGGCAGTTTGCACTTGTGCTATCTTGGTAAGGAAGTCGCCAGAGGTGAGTTTCTTATGTCCGCCTTGATTATCGTGCGCTATTTGGTAAGGGCGATAACCTGCCGTTTGCACTGCCATTTTGTAGGCATTGTATTGGGCTACATAGTCTTCTTTAGGGCCTATGTAATAGCCTAAAAGTACTTCGCTGTAGGCGTCTATTACTTCATACACTTGGCAGGTAGCCATTTTGCCGTTTTCGTCTAAATAATAGTAGTTAAGTTTTGTACCATCGCTGTACCAAAGGCTGTCGCGCATTGTAGGCAGTTTGGTTTTGTGTTGGAAGCCATACTTTTCTTTGTAGGCAAGTTCTCCGTAGCGATGTCCCCACCATAGAGGCTGTATTTCCTCATCATATAGGTAGTTGTAAAACGTTTTTTCGTCCTTAATAAGTTTCCACCCTTCGGCGGTAGCTTTATCGTTATACTCGGCGTGTAATTGAGTGAGACTGGCACATTTATTTACTTGGTTGCACCAACGGGCAAGTGTCCATTCGGCAGCTACTCCCGTGAGCTTAGCGGCAGTTTTATTGAGGTATCCGCTGTGTATAAGCCCCTCGTAGCCTGCTACAGGGTAGCGTTTAGAGGTTTTTACGCCTTTGAAAGCAAGGGCTTTGGCTTTGAGGTCGCGGGGGTTGGTGGGCAGCTTGTGTTTGTAGGTATGGCGGGGTAGCTGTGCTATTACGTTTGCCATATTGTCCCACACTTGCTTATTGCCAAACTTTTTGCGTACGACTACATTGGTAGCAATGAAGTAGCAGGCAGAGAGTATCATAGCGTTGTGTGTGTACTCTTTTCGCCTATCTTCGGGGATAGAGGTTTGTTCGCCCTCATCGCCTTCAACGGTATAGGTAGCAAAGAAGTCCTCAGCATAGTGGTCGGGGGTGATGTAGTCTTCAAAGAGAATGTGCTTAGTGCGCTCGTAGGGGTCGCATTGTGAGGTTATCTTATCTTTAAAGCGTTCGGGCAGTGAATTGAATACTACCCAAGCGGTACGCCCGTTGCCTCCTGTATTGAGTTTTTTAAGGTTTTTACGTTGGACGAGCTTGTCATAGTTGTTTTTAGACATTATCTCGCCCTCTCCGTATAACCACGAAGCCGATACGCATAATATGTTATCTATATATTCAAACATCGGTTTACATTTTGTCGTTAGACTTGTTCCCCAGTGCGGTTGCGAACCGCTGCGCTGGGCTGTGGCT